GGCAGAGCTAGTGCAACACCTAAATAACTGCGCAGCCAAGACAAACGATGCTGGATGGCGCATTATTAGGCGTAAATCTGCTGGCGATGTAACAGCTGCTATATCCCTGGCTATGGTTGTAAGTCAATTAACTAAGCCGCAACAAACTGCGCAAATTTATGTCTAACTTGCACTAAAAGTCCGATTTATGGTATAAAGTATATCTATGGGTCTATTGTCTGCTTTGGGAATTACCAAAAATAAAGAATCCGTTCAAGCGCAATACGCCCCTGCCATTATGGACACAGCTTATGGCTACGGTTCATTTACAACTGGTGTTGGTAATTTCCCTGGTGGATTAGATCGTAATTATGCAATGCAAGTACCTGCCGTATCTCGTTGCAGAAATCTTATAGCTGGTGTAGTTTCTTACCTGCCACTTAAACTTTACAAGAAGTCAAGTGGTGAGGAACTGGGGAGTCCTCTGTGGTTAGAACAACCAGACTATCGGCAGCCAAGATCCGTCACGCTAAGCTGGACTGTCGATAGTCTTTTATTTTATGGCGTTGCATATTGGCGTGTTACAGAATTATATGCAGATGATCTAAGACCATCTCGATTTGAGTGGATCGCTAATAACCGAGTTACATTTACAACAAATAAGTTTGGTACAGAAGTAGAAGAATACTTTGTTGATGGTGTAAGAGCACCAATGTCTGGCATTAACTCACTTATCACATTCCAGGGCTTAACACAAGGTGTATTAACAACTGCTGCACGTACAATCCAAAGCGCATTAGATATTGAAAAGGCCGCAGCTGTATCTGCACAAACTCCAATGCCATCTGGTTATATTAAAAATACTGGAGCAGATTTACCAGAAGCACAAGTATCTGGATTACTAGCACAATGGAAGCAAAGCCGTCAAAACAGATCTACAGCATATTTAACATCTACATTGTCTTATGAAACAACAGGATTCAGCCCTAAAGATATGATGTACAACGAAGCGCAACAATACTTGGCAACACAAATTGCTAGAGCTATGAACGTGCCTGCGTATTACATATCAGCAGATATGAATAACTCTATGACCTATCAAAACATTATTGATGGCCGCAAAGAGTTTGTAGCATATTCTCTCCAACCATTTATTTGTGCCATTGAGGATCGTCTATCTATGGATGATATTACGGCTCGTGGCCACGTAGTTAAGTTTGCAATCGAAGAATCATTCTTGCGTGCCGACACAATGAAGCGACTAGAAGCAATAGAAAAAATGTTGCAACTAGGTTTAATTGATGTGGATGATGCGAAAGAAATGGAAAATATGACACCAGAAGGCAGGGAAGTAGAAGATGATACTTACATTCAGTAGCCAGGTAGAAGCCTCTGATTCAGAGCGCAGAATTATCTCTGGCAAGATCGTGCCATTTGAGGAGACCGGCAATACTTCCGTTGGTAAAGTTGTATTTGCTAAAGGCTCTATCGAAATTGGAGATCCTGGCAAGGTTAAGATGCTTATGCAACACCGCCCAGAGAAGCCAATCGGCCGTATGCAAAAGTTTCAACAAGCAGAGGATGGCATTTACGCATCATTCAAGATCAGCGCGTCAATGCAAGGCCAAGATGCTTTAATCCTGGCATCTGAGGCATTAGTAGATGGCTTATCTGTTGGCGTAGACGTAAACAAGTCAATTCAGAAAAAAGATTATTTATATGTAACTAGTGCAACTCTACGTGAGGTTAGCCTAGTTGAATCACCTGCATTTTCAGCTGCGCAGGTTACTAAAGTTGCTGCTAGCGAAAGCGAACCAGAGACACAAACTCAAACTACAGAAAGCGAGGCTATTGTGGAAGAAACAGCATCAACACCACAAAGCACAGAGGTCGAGGCTGCTACTCCTACAGTAGAAGCCGCACGCCCAGTTATTACAGCACCATTAATTCAAACACGAGTACGCACACCTATCGATTCGATGGCAAAGTACACAGAGCACAAAATCAAGGCTGCTCTAGGATCAGATGAGTCAAGACTGTACATTGCAGCAGCAGATGATTCATTCTCAACCAACCCTGCATTTAATCCAACACAATACCTAACCGAGTTTGTAACAAACACTCGTTTTGGTACACCTGCTATTGATGCTTGCTCACAAGGCACACTACCAGCATCAGGTATGACTATCTCAGTACCATCTTTGGTAACTTCAGCAGGCGGTGGCAACGGCGTTGCACCTACAGTAACTGTTGAAGCAGAGGCTGGCGCAGTATCAAACACAGGTATGGTAACTGAGTACCTAACTGGTACAGTGAACAAATACTCAGGTATGAACACACTCTCAGTTGAATTGCTAGAGCGTTCAGACCCTAACTTCTATGCAGAGCTAACTCAACAGCTACAAAACGCATATTTAACAACTATCGACACAGCAGTAGTAACTGCTTTGATCGCAGCTGGTACAAACGCATCAGCAACAACAGCAGACAGCGATGGAATCATTGCTTACACATCACAAGCTGCTAAATTGGTTTACGAAAACACTGGCTACTTCGCACAGAACTACATCGGAAACCCAGCACAATGGAATGCGCTACTAGGTGCTAAAGACACTACTGGTCGCCCAATCTATAACGCATTGCAACCAATGAACGCAGCTGGACAAGTTGCACCTACATCAATCCGTGGAAATGTATTAGGACTTGATCTATACGTAGACAAGAACTTCTCACAGACTGCATTTGATGATAACTCTGCAATCATCCTTGCACCAGAAGCCTTCACTGTATACCGCAGCCCACAGGCTTATATGTCTGTAAACGTAGTATCAAACCTACAAGTACAGGTAGCGATCTACGGCTTTATGGCAACAATCGCAAAAATGCCTTACGGAATCATCAAGTACGCAAAGGCCTAATTAACACAATCAGTAATCCCTGGGGTTTAGTAGCCCTATCCCCAGGGAGCTTTTAACAAAGGAGTAAAGATGGCAGCCACTTATGTAACCGTCGCCGAGTTGCGATCCAACTTAGGCATTGGCTCTCTTTACACCGATGCGACTTTAGAAGAAGTCTGCCAAACATCAGAAGATTTAATTAAACAATACTTATGGTGGAACGAAGCACCAGTAGTAGCTGCAGGATTACAAGACAACGTAGCAACATTAGTATTAGCAAACCCTGGCATATTTGTTAAGGGTCAATCTGTAGCCATTGAAGGATGCGGCAGCATCTATGGTGGCCAACACACAATTACTGGCACTATCCCTGGCATTACAATTCCAGTAAGCATTAGCACAGCATTTTGGACATTTTTTAATAACTACTCATTCCCTAACGGATACTCATTCATACAGTTTGCAAAGACACACGCAGACGATCCATTCCATCGCATTATTCCAAGTGGTAAAGCATCTGGACAAGACACTAAAGAAGTCGATTATGCGCAAACCCCTGCTATAAGAGAAGCTGCAATGATCGTGGCTGTGGACATATTCCAAGCACGCCAAGTCAGCCAGACAGGTGGGGTCGGTATGGATGGGATCAGTGCAAGCCCTTATCGGATGGGTTATCAGCTGATTAACAGAGTACGTGGTCTCATCCAGCCGTATTCAGCACCAGCATCATTGGTGGGCTAATGGCCGCAATAAGTACCTTAAGAGGCACACTTGCAACCGCTTTAGCAAACGCTGGAGTTTGGTCTACCTTTAGTTTCCCACCAGCAACTTTGCTTGCAAACAGCGTAGTTGTAACTCCCAGCGATCCTTACATTGTGCCAAGCAATAATAGCCAGACAAGCATCGCACCATTGGCTAATTTTAAGATTCTAATAACTACACCTGCTTTTGATAACCAAGGCAACCTAAAAGGCATAGAAGATTTTATTGTGGCAGTAGTAAACAAACTAGCGGCATCATCCCTGGTTTACAACATATCAAGTGTCTCCGCTCCAGCTATTACAAATGCGGCTAGTGGAGATTTATTAACATCAGAAATAACCGTATCAATCCTAACGAGCTGGAGTTAAAATGAGCACACACGAAGAAGACTTAGCCTTCTTGAAAAAGACAGGCCAAATTAAAGACGCACCAAAACCAACTGCACAAACCAAGAAAGACGAGGAATAACAATGGCAATCTATTTAAATAATAACGTAGGTGTTAAGTTGGCTACCAATGCTGCGCCTACAACTCCATCTATCGATATCAGCGCATACGTAACAAACGCTGTTATCAATCAAATCGTAGACGAGTTAGAAGTAACTGCAATGGGCGATTCAGCACACAAGTTTGTGGCTGGTCTGCAATCAGGTACTTTCACAATCGACTTTATCAATGACTGGGCTGCTAGCCAAGTAATGCAAACCCTAAACGATGCATTTGGCAAGACCCTATCAGTATCAGTAATTACCGTTAAAGGCACAGCTGTATCAGCTGCCAACCCAACCTACCAGTTCTCAATCCTGGTAAATAACCTAACACCACTAGGTCAGGGTGGCGTAGCAGAGATCGCTACCTCTAGCGTTACATTTACAGTAAACTCCGCAATAACAGTATCGCCATCAGTGGCGTTCTAATTAAGGAGTAACAATGGCAAAGCTAAAGATAACAAGGGCTAATGGAGAAGTATCAGAACACAAGATAACTCCAGGTGTCGAGTACGCTTTCGAATTGAAGTACGGATCAGGCATTAGCAAAGTCCTACGTGAGCACGAACGTCAAACAGAGATCTTTTGGTTGGCTTATGAATGTTTACGTAGGGCTAATGCACAAATACCTTTATGGGGTACAGAGTTTATTGATACTTTGGAAACCGTTGAGGTATTAGACGAAGAAAAAAAATAATACAGCGCAACTCAACTTTATATAGCATTGCTGCTTTAAGTGTAGAGACTGGAATTGCGCCTAGCGAGTTTATAAATATGGACACAGAAATGTACGCAGCCATCGTACAGGTTTTAACAGATCGAGCTAAGGAGATCAGAAATGCCAGCAGAGGTCGTAGGCGTTAAAGATGTCCAAAAAGGCTTAAGTTTTATTGACGAAGATATGCGCCAACGCATTAAGGCTGCTATTGATCCTTTGATGCGAGGCGTAGCTTTGAAGGCTAAGAGTTACGTGCCCGGCAATGGCGAAGTATTATCTGGCTGGGCTAAAGAAAGTAATCCAGAAATTAACTTTCGCCCATTCCCTAAGTATGATGCTGGCACAGTTAAAGCTGGTATTGGCTACAATGCAGGCGATAACAAAGCATTTAAAAATGGATTTAAAGTAAGCAATTATGTTTACAACGTAAGCGCACCTGGTCGTATATATGAGACTGCTGGACGTAAAAACCCACAGGGTAGAGCACCATTTCAACAAATAGACCCAAGCGCACCTGGCACATCATTTGGTGCAGTACAAGGTTTTGAAGGCAGAGTAAGAGCTAAAGAATATACTTACAACAAATCAACTAGGGAGTACGCATCTAATAACCCTTTTGCTGGGTATCAGTTTGTAACATCTATGCCAGCACTTACATCACAGCCTAGAATCAAAGGCGTGCGATCTAGTGGTCGTAAGACTAAAGGCCGTTTAATTTATAAGGCTTGGGCACAAGATAGTGGCAAAGTTTATGATGCAATTCTAGGTGCTATTAACTCCACAGCTATTAAGTTTAATCAATCTACCGAAATTAAGAAGGCAGCATAATGGCCAATGTAGTCGTCTCCGCACTCGCCACCTGGAATGGTAAGGCACTTAAAAAAGGTAAGCAAGAAGTAGCGGTATTTGATAAGCAAGTACAAAAACTAGGCAGAACCTTTGCTGGAGTCTTTGGCACAGCGGCAATCGTAAACTTTGGCAAGAAATCAGTACAAGCATTTATGGCTGATGAGAAGGCTGCAAAGGCATTAGAGCAACAATTAAAAAACACTGGCTACCAATTTAGTGCACCTGGTGTAGAGCTATACATATCTAACTTACAAAAGGCTACTGGCGTTTTAGATGATGAATTGAGACCAGCGTTCCAATCATTGTTGACCGTCACTGGATCAATTACAAAAAGCCAAGATGCATTAAACACGGCACTAAACGTAAGCGCAGCCACAGGTAAATCAGTTGTAGAAGTAAGCCAGGCTATTGCTAGAGGCTATTCAGGCCAGACCACCGCTCTTAGCAGATTAGGCGCAGGATTAAGTAAGGCCACGCTTAAGTCTGGCGATATGAATAAGATAATGGATGAGCTCAATAATAAGTTTGCAGGTCAAGCGGCAGCCAGACTAACTACATATGCCGGCAAAATGGATCTTCTAAAAGTATCTGCCGAAAACGCTAAAGAAGAAATCGGTAAAGGATTAGTTGATGCGCTAACTGTTTTATCTAAAGACAACTCAATCGAAAATACAAGCAACGCTATGGAAGGCTTGGCAACTAACATCAGCGATGCCGTGTATGGAATGGCATTACTTATTGCTAAGTTCAAAGATTTTGCAAAAATTAGTGAGTTGCAAGATAGGGGCGCATTTAGCAGTGCTATCCCAATCTACGGCGGTTTATTAACTTTACTTTCTAAGGTGGGCAGCGAAAACAGACCAGCATCAGTTTTAGAGGCAAACAAGCAACGAAGTGCTAGCCGTATATTTGCGCAACAATTTAGAACAGAGGTACGTCAAGAAAAAGAAATAGCAAGATTACGTGCACTTGAAATTGCCGCATTAAAGGCCAAGACAGAAGTAGATAAACTAAAAGATAAGTTTGATCTTGAGCGCATTGGTTTAACTAAGGCATTAAACGAGGCCACCGATGCTGAAACCATATTAAGGCTTAATGCCAAGATTGCCATATTAGATAACAACGAGGCACTGGCCAAGAAGATTAACGCTGAGATGGAAGCTGCTCGAAAGGCCAAAGAATTGGCAGACGCCTTTGGTGGCGCAGCATCTCAATTAACGGCGCAGATAGCCAAGATGCAGGCTATGAACGATGCTTTGATAAATAAGATTAACGAAAAGATAGCCGCTGGTGCTTATACTCCACCGCCAGGATTAAACATACCGGGCATTAGCCAATTATTCCCAACACCACAAGGGCCATTAGGCAGCATTGATTACACAGTGCCAATGGGTAGCGGCAACCCAGTTTATGCACCAGGCACATCAGGCACACCAATGTCTTATGCAGACGTTAGACTTACAATCGATGTGGCACAAGCAGGCGATCAATTCGCTCAGTTAATAGCCGACAGCGTGCAGGTAGCACAGAGAAGCGGATATAGCACTACATCTGCTGGGTCATTAAACTAATGACCGTACCTGTAGTAAATGCGATAATTAACTTTAGCACTGGGCCAGCAACCGCCCAAGCTATGATCTTTGACCAAGGTATCTTTGGCACAAACGTCTTTGCAGATTCAGCAGCTGTAATTGTTGATGTATCTAGCCAAGTGTTATCTGTGCAAACAAAGCGTGGCCGTAATGCACTATCGGATCAATTCCAAACTGGCAACCTAACACTGCGCATAGTAGATCAGAATGGCGATTTTAACCCACAAAACCCAGCAAGCCCTTATTACACATACCTAAGCCCTATGCGTAAGGTGCAGATCACTGCTACTTACTCAGGCATTACCTATCCGATCTTCCAGGGTTTTATTACAAGCTACGTAACCACATATCCTAAAGATGCAGAAGATGTTGCATATACAACTATTCAGGCTGTAGATGCCTTTAGATTAGCCAATAACGCACAGATCAGCACAGTTACAGGTGCAACTGCTGGAGACTTAACTGGCACACGTATTAACCAAATCTTAGATGAGATCGACTGGCCTAACTCTATGCGTGATATAGACCCAGGTTTAACTACAGTGCAGGCAGATCCAGGCACTAACCGCACAGCACTACAGGCTATGACTACAATAGAAAACAGCGAGTATGGCGCACTATACGTAGATGCTAGCGGCTCGTTTGTATTTCAAGATAGATCAGTGACTGTTAGCTCTATTGGCTCAACACCAACACTTTTTGCAGATGATGGCACTGGTATCTATTACAAAGATGCTACCTGGATTCTTAATGATGTTTTGGTATTTAACAAGGCAACAGTATCTAGAACAGGTGGCTCACCACAGGTTGCAACCAACCAAGCATCTATTGATAAATACTTCTTGCACTCCTATTTCTTAAATGACCTTATGATGCAAACCGATGCCGTAGCCCTGGACTATGCCCTGGCTTATGTGGCATCTAGAGCCGAGACCAGCATCCGAGTGGACTCCATTACCCTGGATCTATACACGCCTAACTACAACACAGGCATTTTGGCATCCCTAGAGCTTGACTTCTTTGACCCGATCACAGTCAAGACTACCCAGCCAGGTGGATCAATCATAGAGAAAACCCTACAGATTTTTGGAGTGAGCCTAAATATCACGCCAAATAGTTGGAAAACAACCTTCACCACGCTTGAACCGATCATAGATGGGTTTATAATAGGCAACGTAGATTACGGTGTCTTAGGGCAAAACGTTTTATCTTATTAAGGAGTAGAAATGCCATCAGGTTTACCAGCCGTCACAGGCGATGTATTAACAGCAGCCAACTATAACTCTTTGGTTGCCTTCACAGTAGGCACAGCCAACACCACAGATTACACAGCTGTACTTGCAGATTCATACCAAGTGCTAGAGGTAATGAACAAAGCAACCGCTATTGCATTTAAGATCCCAACAGATGCAAGCGTGGCATTTCCAGTTGGCACAGCACTTACAGTATTAAACATTGGTG